CCGGGTCCCCCTTGTCGCCCTTGTCCCCCTTGGGGCCCCTGACTCGGCCAGCCTGCACCGCGGACCAGAGTTTGGTGACCTCGGCTCGCACCGTGCGCATCTCACCCTCGATGGTGGTCATGTGCGTGGGCGCCACCGGGGTGCGGTTGACCAGATCGGAGAGCCGGTTCTCACCGGCGACCAGAATGTCATGGCAGTCCATGACGGTTACGAGCGGGCTTTCGCGCGTGAGCACGACGTGGCTCGTCCAATGCTTGGGGTTCGTGTCCTCGCCAGGGACGACGACGGGCACGTCGAACTCGCCCTCGACGTTCTGGATTACGGGCTGTATGACGCTGCCCCCGTCGTCGATGACGATGCGGGGGTCCGGGGTGACTGTGATGCGGCCTTTAGCGGGCCTGCCGGCGCCGTCACTGAGACGCCCATGAATCCAACCGCGTGCCATTATATACTACTCTCCCCTATTATATCATCTTTGATGAGTATATTCTATACACGAAACCCCTCCCGGCGCAAGGCCGAGAGGGGTGACGTTGCTCACTTACTAGTGAGCGCCTTGCCAATGTTCCACAACGCCTGGAACACGCTCCCGGCCGCGCGCTTGCCCTCGCGACCGGGCGCCAGCAAATCCCAGATCGCATAGGTATTGGCCTCGATATTCTTCAGCCGGCTCACGATCGGCCCATCGTAGCGGCGCCCCTCAATACCAGTGCCGGTCTGGTCGCTGATCTCACGGAGCCGGTCACGAATGTCGATGAAAATCTCACGGTCCTCAGATGTCATATCAAAATCATCTCCTGAAATATTGTTGTAACGAAGAACAGTGTCCCACCTGTGCAAATATGGATGGTCGTAGAAGCCAATGACCCGAACTTCTTGACCTGTCTGATCACCACGCTCCCCATAGATATCACCCGTCTCAGCAATCCACGCCTCGCAGATATCGTCTCCGGAGACGATCGCAACATGGCCGTCAGTCAGCAGAATATCACTATCCTGATAATCATAATCGGCGCTGTAGTCAAAAATCTCGAACCCGCCATACTGGCGGGCCCAATATATGATGCTGCCAGTCCATGTTGACTTCGGGAATGCGGGGATACCGCAATGGTCGAAGGAGTAGGAAACCAATTCGCTACAATCGACGTTCCGAGGCGTCCCACCCCACGGGCCATCTTCCCAGACGGTCAGCCGCTCGGGCTGGCTGTACCCGACAGCGTCGTTGTTGGCGACGGCGCGGGCGATGTCACCGGGAGTCGGCATCGCCGTTCTCCTCGTCGGGGACATTGGCATCGGCCAGCGCCAGGACCGCCGTGACAACAGGCAGCACGGCGGTGACGATCTCCTGCTTGGCGATCCCCAGGACGGTAGCCAGAGACGCGACCGCGATGCAGATCCTGTAAATGTATTTCCGGGTTTTGATGTTCATTTCATCTCCTTGATCTCTTTCACATCTGTCTCGATTTTTTCGAGACGCTCCATGACACCGGGACGACGCGGTACGCCGGGCCTGGCGTCGGTCCCCCTCCAATCATCCAGCAGATCGTCCATCTTGGACAGCTGTCGGCGCGTCCATGCTGCGAAAGTAGCGAGGACGCCCAATGTGGGAAGCATTCCGATAAGCATGTTAACATCGATAATAATACTATGATTCATTTCATAAACAACTCCGCGAACATTTCCCTAGTTTCTGGACCGTCGAAAAAGCATCGCCCTTGTCTATATATTCGTTTCAGGGTCTGCGGCGCGCGATCCCGGTGAGTAACAAAAACTTCACCGGGGCGCAGGTCGTGGCACATGGAGAATTTTAGTTGGTTGCCTTTCGGCAGTTTTTTCTGGCAGAACACTCTCATACCGTCCCTCCACACGGAGAAGGAACCATATTTCGTTCGGTACGTACACATGTACCGGGCGGTGCCAGTCTTCCCCATGATCAGCCAGGGCGTATCGTCCTTGAATTCATTCTCAATTGAATAATCAGCGTATTCACTGTTATACTTGGAGATAAACTTGCCGAACCTAGTGTTCCGTACCTCGCGCCCGAATCGTTCGGAGTCAACGAACTCAATCGCGACGAACCCCTCCCCGAAGCGCTTGATTTTCTTCGACGGGAAAATCTTCCATTCGATGAAATAGGGATTCATAATGGAGATCGCATTGCTTAACATAAGAACGCGAACGCGGTCATCGTACCGATCCACAGTACTGTAGAAATCCAAGAACGTTCGCACTTCATTACTGAGATAATGGTGCGTCCCCGTCTCGATGATGAATTCATCGAAAATAATTGTTGTCACATCGGGGAATGCAATTGATTTGGCGCTTGCTGACACGCTTAGTGCCTGAAAGTAACCCATTGTGAGCCACGGGTCGTCTTCCTCGGGGAGCGGCCCGCGGTACTGCGCCTCGGTGCCGCGCACCCTGAATTCGTACTCGGGGAATTCATGTGCGATGTCCGCGAAAAAAGTCTTGCACCCTTTGAGTTCGGGCTTGTAGCGGCGCAGGTAGACGAATTGCTCACCTTTCTCAAGTGCATTACGAATGACCATACGCTTGGCGCCATATGTTTTGCCGAGGCCGCGGGCCCCCATCACCATGTTGATAACGGCATTATACGATAGTATCTTGTCGAAAGAATAATACGAGAATTTTTTCTTCTTAGACATATCTTCTCAACTCCCAACTACATCCCGCAAACATCGACAACGACCCGCTATTCGGCTCCGGATGACCGTCCGGACCACGAGCACCGATACTCTCCCACCCGCCAGCACCTCCGGTGCAGTACTCAATATGTCCACCCCCAGAGTACCACCGGCACACAACCAGGTCACCCTCCCGCACCTGATCTGCGGCATCAAACGATCCCGATCCTGATGCAACAACCCACCCAGTGCTGCTACCATAAATTTCTGCGGTTCCTCCTGGCCCAATATCAATATTACAGCATGTCATATACAGCCACCAACAGAAACCAGAGCAGTCCGTGACACCAGTCTGGTCCGGGTGAAGGCGTGCGTTATACCATTGATGATATTCAAATTTACCAATGCTGTCCCATGCGAGTTTGGTCATTGCCTTAATACCCTCACCCACCGGGCCACCTGGTGCAGCCCCGTTATTCTGCGCCGACTCACTGGCCTTGTCTTGCCCTTTAGCAGAAGCCTTCCAATAACCAGTGCCAACACTATAGCATCGAGCGAAAGATCCGTCATTGCACTTGACTCGTAGGGTACCATCCCCCATATCCTCGACACTTTTTATTTTCTTTGCATCAGCCGCCTTGTCCGCCGCAGCATTACCAGAATGATCTTGAGAATCACCCGGATTCAACGTAATGCCATTTGTTTCCAGACGGGAAATCATGTCATAAGCAACTTCGTACCGCTGTCCGACGGCGTACCACTCACCCTCATATTTGATGGCGGCCGCCATGTCGTCCAGACTCGCAGGATGCGGGCACGCATTGACCAACCGCTTCAAGATTTTTGCATAATTACCCCACCGGTGCATGACGACGATGAGCAGCATCGCCGCCTCGGTTTCGCTCTCGGTATCCAACCCGAGCTCCTGACACCTGGGGATGTAGTCGTTGTTGAGGTCATCCAGCATTTGGGAATTCTGAATCTTGTGTCCCGTCTCGCTATCCAACGCCCCCGACAGTGCGGCCCGGTCACCACTCCCCAGATACGCATACTGCCTCGACCCGATTGTCCATGAGTCCCGCCCCTCAGCGAGCCACCCATTCACCGTGCCACCGAAATCGGTTCCCGCCGGGAACCGCTTCAACAGATCGTAGGCGCGCCCCTGCGTCCACTGCCCGATTCCCAGGGACAGGGTATCCGGCGCGCTGATGATGCCATAGTCATTGCCCGCCTCTACGGTGGCGAGCACAGCAATAATGCATGCCTTATGCGTGTCGTCGAATGCCATAGGCACAGTATAGCGCCCCGCAGATTCGTCTGCGGGGCGCTATAATTACCACAACTCAGTGCAGTTCGAGGAACGTGTTATCAAGGAAAACTCGAGTGTCCTTGTCATTCGGGCCGAGGAAGCACAGCGAGAACACATAGTCCCCGCCGCCCTCATCAGCGTGGAAGAAACCGTCCACAGTACTATAGATGTACGCCCCGTTGAACGCGCCCGGTACCGCAGCATTGAACCGGTACTCGGCGACACCGCTCGGGCCCTGGCACTTAATGCCCCAGTGAAGATCGTGCACAGCACGAGAATTGTGGTGAATCTGCGCGTGACACTGAATCACGTCATTCGGGTCAAGGTGAATAGAGCCGCTGAAAACAACGGTATTCTGCTCCTGAGAACCGCGGACCGTCCTTTCCCCGGTGCCGGACTTAAGTTTCTTGTACCGGGTCCGCACCGTTTTGGCACTATCGCCGGCGGCCTTGGCCTCATTGATCTGGGACGACAGCGACTGCACGGTCTCCAGCGCCGACGACGCCGACGCGCTGGCCCCGTTGGCCTGCTGGGCGGCGGCGTTAGCCTTGCCCGTCGCGTCAGTGGCCTGTGCGAGCGCGTTCGCCGCGTTGGTGGACGCCTCGCGGGCCGCCGCCGCCGTCGTGTCCGCCACATTAGCCGCAGAGGTGGCCTTTTCCAGGGCCCTGCTACTCTCCCCCTTGGCGTTGGAGGCGACAGCGAGCGCCGACTGCGCACTCTCCTTGGCGATATGTGTATTCTCGGCAGCATCATTGGCAGCAGTCAGCGCGCTCGTGGCGTCCCGGGACGCGGTGCGCGCCTGAGTGAGAGCCGAGCCGAGATTCTCATCGATTTTGTTCATGGCTCCGTTCAGGTCACCGAGAACACTGAAATGGTCGGATGCCACGTAGAGGGGCAACTGGAAGTTGTTGGTCTTATTAGTGGCGGGCATTAGTTAACTCTCCTGTTCTGAAGGTCTTGCATAGAAAGAGACTCGATTTGCTCTGCTGTATGAGAGATGATACCAGTGCCGGTGGACACGTATTCCATGACACTGAGAATAGCGTCCTGTGGGCTACAGTATTTACCCGTAACAGGCGAGAACATCCATGTACCGAAATGTGTGAGAAAATTCTTACCCTCAGTCTCCAGTTCGGAGATGCTCACGGGCCAACTGTCGATGTCGCCGGCGGTGCACCCCATACGGGACAGGTCATCGGCGAGCAATCCGTGCACCGTATACCTGTTGTGCAGGTCCGAGATGAGCTCACTCAACTCGCAGGTCTCGCCGGTCAGCCAATTGAAGACCTTGAACTTATCATCCTTGAATTGACGCTTCGTCCATTGGGTCAGTGTTTCCTGGAATCGCTTGAATTCCTCATCGTACTTCCGCACCGACTCAGCGATCTGCTCCCGCAACTGCTCGGGCAGCGCATGGTATTGCTCAAGCTCTTTGCGCACGTCTCCGAGGAGGCGCGTGACCCTCATATTATAGTCGGCGGCGAGATTCTCCAAGTTGTTGGAAAGATTATCACGTAGCCCGTTGTTAACCCATTTGCGAAGTTCCTCCAGAATTTGAAGGTACGTATATCCATCGCGATACGTGAATGGAACAGTGTTCGTCAGCCGGTAATCCGGCGGAACCAGAAGATAATCACCGTCTTTGATGATATCATTCGGGTTGTACGGTTCAGTACCAGAGCCCATAAGTCGCCCTCCTCCCCGTAAGAGAGTCATTGCTACTTCTCACACTCATGAACAACTCCTGCAACTCGGTAATGATCATCATATCAACATTCGTGAAAGTCTCCCGCCATGCAGCAATCAACTGCGGTGCATGACCAGTATAACCCCACGAACGCGACTCCTGTGACCCACGCTGCGACGACTCCCCGGACTGCGACGAGTCGCCACTCGTCTCACCGCGCACGTCGTTCGTCCCATCGGAGTTGCTCACGTTGTCATTGGCCGCCGTGGCGTAGTCCCCGTCGCCCGAGAGCCTGACCTGCGGAGTCTCGGACTGGACGGTTCTCGCACTGGCTTTCGTTGCCGACACAGTACTCGTCGTTTGCTTGGCCCCCTGGGACTGCTTACCCGAACTACGCCCGCTAGATTCCTGGTCTCCTTTGGAGTGCATGTCCTGGGTGAGGAGAGGGTCGATATTGACTAGTTCGGCCTCATACCACTTATTATAGTATGGCATGATCTCGTTCATTTTCGTACGCAACTGGCGTACAAACATATCAACCGATTCTAGACCGATCTCGTTATAGTAGTAGTGATCGATGATCTTCTGGTTCAGAAAATCTCTGTACTGCTCGTCGAAAATCGGGTAGGATTCCAGCCCGATATTCTCCACGCCCTGTCGCGCGATCACCTCACGCAGTTCTATCGTATAGTCAGCCATTCTTGTGCATCTCCTCCAGATTCGTGCTCCCCAGACCCGGGTTCTGGTCGGTGAGCCCGCCAACGACGGCGCCCAGAGTCGCGTTCTCCGCCGTCGTCATCTCATCAAGATTCCACTGGCACATGACCTCGAGCCCATACATTTTGTTGATCCGCTCACACGCCCTTTGCCTCTCATTCAGTGCGACGGCGCGCATGGCGAGCACCTGACCCGAGGCGCCGGACGCTTCCTCGACAACCATGCGCTCGCGTTTCTCCGAGTTGACATTCATGATGCCGAGCAGCGTGAGCGTTTCGTTCCAGGTGCGGACCTTGGCGTCCATGACGTCCTTGATTTGATTCGGCTTGTAGCCGATATCGAACAAGGAAATTTTTTCCGCCATGGATTCTGCGCTCAGAGCTTCAGTGCCGAAAATCACTGGCTGCCCCTCGACAACTTTATTGAAGGCTTGCACCATTGAGTTGTACTCATTGTTGTTAACGGCGAAGACGAACGGATGGCGCGCACTCAACATGTTGATCTCAAGCGTCCTGTCCAGTGCGGCGAGACGCTGAGAGTACATGCTAATAATATCCCAATCCGGAATACGAGTTTGGTTCGCCCAAATCGGTACGCATTCGTTACCGGACAGTTGGCGAGAGAAAACCTGGTTTCCGTACACTGTATATCCAGTGGGATTGTCATACATGTTGACTTCCCCGAGACCTGTAGCACGGAGCGTCATGAACCTCTGGAATTCTTCATCGAAATAGAAGACGGTGAGCGCATCGCGCAGGAGAGTCATCTCCAGAAAACGCAGATCAACCGTATTCGGCATGCCAATCCACTTGAAACGGTTGGAGCACATTTCAATGAGAATGCGCTCGTACATCGCGATAAGCTGTGTTTCGCGAGTCTGGACGGGGTTTAATTTATAGCCAGAGCCCTGCCCCTCGTTGAAGGGGCGGTAAATCTTGCTGGCTACCCAGTCTTTTTGCTTGTTTACATCAGGTGAAGTCAAGGTGAATTCCCTTCAATGGCTCGTTGTCCCCGATCAGCGCGCTTCCGATGGTAAAAGTCTTGTGCCATACCGTCACGCCTTTCTCAAATATACCACGAATAGACTGTTTGAACCCCTCGGGGCATGTTGCGGAACGAATATACGTTTCCTTCATCTGCCAATACGTGAAATTCTCCATGCACCGAAAATTCTTCGGAGGCCTGTTGAAAACATTCATCGCATACCCGTACCGCAACCAAAATTCCCCGATCCGCACCATTGTGCCGACGTCGATAAGTTTCTGCCGCAGAACGATCTGCCACCCCTCTGCTGACAGCATGAATGCATCCCCACCGGTCTGCCCTGACGTGGTGGGGGCGATCACGTCAGAGTCCTGAATTTTGGCGTTGATGCCGGCGATGGCGTTGGCATAGTCCCCGTTGGCGGCAAACTTGGCCATTTGCAAATTGGAGTCCGCGAAATACTTGCCGTACGAATTCTTCAGGTTCGTCATCGCGCTGGCCTGCTCGGCTCGCATGCGATTGTTTTCCAAGGCAGTTCCGTATTCGTTGCCCATATTATAACCCTGAGTGAGGGCGTTAATGGCACCGCCAAGGATGTTCCCGCCCAGTGCGCTAGCAACACCCGAACCAATCGCGTTCACACCCGACCGCATGAACTGCTGATTAGCGTTATACTGGGCTATCTGGGTATTATAGGCATTGCCCAGGTTCGTCATGTCGGTACCCTGCTGCATGGACGCCTGCGCCTGAGCGAACTGAGTGGATGCGCCACGCAGAGCCTTCTGCTGCCCCCATTCGGCGGACTGCCGTTGGTAGGCGATCTGGTGTGCGTTGCTCGCAGTGTACATGAGATAGGAATTGTTTGTGAGTGTGAACGTTGGAAAGTTCGCGAACCCCGTCATCACATCGAAGTGCTCGGACCTGCCATTCCAGTAGTCCGTGACACCGAAAGATGAGGCGTTCAAGTTATTCACCGTGAACATAATCCTGGGGTTCGGAGGCACAATATGGGCCCACTGGGTGACATTGAATTTCCAGTCAACAACGGCCTCGGGACGAATCATGAGCGGCGTCCCCGTAAACGTGGTCAATTCGAACCACATGTAGGGCGCAGTGTAGAATTTCCACAAATGCTTATACCGGTCCGGAATGTGGGTATCAGTCCGGAACGGGGCAGCCAGTTCGATAGTCTTGTTATTCTGGAACGCGTCCCCGAAACCCTTTTTGGCGACGAAAACGTCCGCATTCAAGGCACTCTTGCCATCGTGCGGGACATCGGGGAGCTTCGTTTTCCGTCCTTCGAGTTTATCCCAATCGATAACGCCATTGGGGATAGCGGTGATGCTCACAATCCCCTGTGCCACCCACGGGGCATAGGACAGCGCCTCGGCCATCGTTGTGAAGGCGTCCACCGGCATCACATAGACAGCACACCCGTTAGGCAGGCCTTCGGCAATACTGCCTTTCGCCGTCGTGAACTTGGGGTCATCGGCGCTCCCGTAATCCTCTTCCAGATCGACGGTGCTCGTCACGACGACGTCGTAGTTCGCTGTGTCGTACTCCTGACCTTCCTCGGGGACCGGGGTCGCGGCGACGAACTCGCGCCATACGTCGCCGACGATGTACTCGGCCCCGGTGTCCAGCCCTTCGGGGGCGGTTAGGTAGCGGCGCCCGTTGTCGGTCCATGCCTCTTCGGCGGCGATGCCGAGATGAGACCTCTCAACGTAGCAGCGCGTGATTTCCCACTCGTGCATGTAGGACTGCCAGACGTCCAACTGCACAGTGATCTCGGTTGTGTTCGGGGCGATATATTCTACCGACGTGATGAAGTAATAGAATGTATTCCTCGTATTAACGTGGTCCTCATTATTCCTGGCAATCAAGTAATTGTACGTGTTCGCCTTGGAAAAAGGAACGTCGATACGGATCGGGCGTCCCTGGGCACAGTACGTCAGCCCGTGAATCTGTGTCCATGTAGAATGTTTCTTGTGACCATGGACGATTGCTTCGAAAGACTCGTCGTAGTTATCCCACCATACAACATCGCGGTATGTGGCGTCCCACGGAACATTGCATAAATAAACATCAGTGTTCGGTGTCCAAATGGAATAATCGAAATTAAGCCCAAAATCGCCGATATCATTCGGTGGGCGGGTAATAGCGCTCATAGGAAAATGATACACCACAGCCCCGGGGCGAAGAACGGTGGCAAGAACTCCCCGAGGCTGTGGTGTATTCCCAACCCACACCCGATCCATCCCTTGATCGGAGGCGAGCCCAGCATAGCACGAGAGAGGTGGCGCCCGCAATCGAACATACGTACTATACCGCTAGTCTGTGGAGAAAATCCGCCACATTCCAACTCCAACGTTTTAGTTGGAATCTGGATAGTTCAAGGGCCCCCTCCCCGGGTAGGGGAGAGGGCCCTTGAAATAGTGTCCTGCCTTACTTCTTGGGCCAGACCTTCGGCGCCGGATAAATCTCCAGCGACCACGAGAACGCACCGCCGGCCTTCGCCGGGTCAGTGTTCGCCTTCAACTGACCGCCACCCACGATGCGACCACTGATAGTCACAGACGTGGCAGTCTCGTCCGAGGCGATCACGAATACACCATCATTGTAAACACGCGTCCGCGGGGACTTGTTGCCCGATATCGTGAAATCAACCGGGATCTCGGCGTCCTCCGGCAAGTCGGTGCCGACAATCGTGTACGTAAGGTAGCCGTTCTCACCCGGCTTAATCTTGTCCGTGCTGGTAACAGCACGCCCATCAGCGTGACGGAACGCATCCGGTTTGAGCTCAAGATTCTTCGGCTGTACGATGTTCACCTTCTCGTCGTCGGCGCCAGTCCAGAAAAGGACGGCAGGCACAAACAAGGACGCGCTGATAACCTCCCAGTGGTGCAGAAAATAGTTCTGCCCCAACGACACAGGGTTCGGCTGGCTCGTGTTCTCCAGCAGATTGTCGGCAATGACGAAGAAGTCCTTGGTCGTAAGAATCGCCTGCGCCCCGTCAATATTAATCCGCGACTTGGGCACAGAGATAATCTGTGCCTCCATCTGCTGCTTGTCCAGGTTGAACGCAGCCGCCCATGTGGAAACGTTAATATTGGCGATGACCTCAGGAGTCGTGATAAGAATGAGATCCTCAGGGCGCGCCCAGACAGGCATCTTGCCCGCATTGTACTTGGTGTCCAGGAACCTGAGATTGCCGGCGCACGCCTGAACCTTCTTGATGAACGTCTCCCCGTCCGCTTTGCCCGCACCCAGCGACTGGAGGTCCGGCACCTGAGTGTGCCAGAAACCGCCACCATCCTGGTACTCGCGCAGGAGGGACATCGTGAGGAGAAACTCATCCCAACTGTCAGAAGTAGCGGGCATCTGAAGAATCTGGTTCAGGTACGTCTGAAGGCCCGAATCGTCCAAGAACGCACGGCGCAGCTGATCCCGATTGACCGTGATCTTATAGAACTCTTGCCGATTCACCGTATGAAACTGCGAAGCAACGTCGGGCTTCTCCGTTCCAAAAATCGCCTTCTCCCCATACTCGCGATCCGGAGAATACGAATAAGCACGCAGAAGGCCCGCCTGAACTTCCTCGATCGTATCCCCGAACTGGAGACTATTCCTCTTAAAAGGGGCAAGTGGGTTCTTCCACGAAATATCCCGCGTGATATACGAACCAACGCGGTTGATGAGCGCATCGGTGAATTCGTTCCAGGCCGGTGTGTACTGCATGAGCCCGCGCACCGTCTCGGTTACGTTAGCCTTTGTTACATCCGGAATGCGCCGCTGATAATCATAACTCGCATCGTTGCGGATGCGATTCATGATCTCAACATTATCAAAGGGACGGACAGTCCCGAGATTCCTAGGCATTACTTGCCCTCCTTATTGGCGAAAAACGCATCAATACTGCCGTCATCGTCGCCGGGGCCGTTCACGGCCGCGGACGAGTCGTCATTACCGTGCTCATCATTCTTAAGCCCGATTTGCGTCATAAGATCATACGACTTGGACTTGAGATCGGAGATCTGGTCCTTGAACCCCAAGTTCTCATCGGTAAGACTCTTAATCTTCTCCGAAGCCGCATCAAAATTCCCTTGGAGTGAATCGTAAGCCCCGCGAAGGTCATCATAAATGCCTTCAGGAATCCCCTCCCCACTAGGGTTCTGAATCGCATCGACCATGTTATGAAAATCCATTACTTCCTCACATGAAGATAGGGTGAGTGCTCATGCACTCACCCTATCATATCACCGGCTGGACGGAGAGCGGCTGACGAAGACGGCCAATCTCAAAATCGTCGCGTCAGGCGACTTCACGTCGTAGGCTACCCTCACGCGGCGTCACCCGACTCCGCGGCCGGCGGCTCGTACCCCAGTTCCTGCACAGCAGCGTGCTCGATGAGCGAGGCCAAAAGGGCGGACAGGCTCTTGCGCTCGGCCCAGTGCTTCTCATCGAGAAAAGCATGCAGGTCTGTGGAAATCGTGGTGGTTACATTCTTCTTACTCATATTAGTCAACCTTGTATGTAAAATGTGTTTCCCTGAGGACGACGCCCCCCGGAACTTTGTGTGGTACTAGTTTACCATACCACACCTGTTCTGAGAGCAGATCCTCTACTGTGACGTTCTTCGCAATACTCTTCGGCAACCCGGCCACATGAATCTCATCCACACCGTCTATACGCTCGCCATATTGCTTCGCGCGATTGTATACCGCAACCTCGAAATCAGCCTCGCGCTTCCAGGCACCGAAATCGGTCGAGTGCTCCGTAATCCCCGTCGCCTCATCGAGTAGGTGCATGGAGTCGGTGTCCGCGTAGCAGAACGAACCATAATTCTTCTGGCAGGCGCGTATTGTGAAGTCCCTGGCCCACGCCGTGATGAAACAAGCCATCGCCGTGTACACGGGGTCGCGCTCCTCGTGTTCGGCCTTGACAAGTGCCACATGGTTATCCTTGAGTACAGGGTGTTTGCCGGTCACGGTACGCCGAGTCCCGAACTTGCCATACAAGGAGTTGAGGTACAGCTTGGCGATCGCCCTGACGCCGCCCGTTGATTCTTCTTTTACTTTCTTCCATTTATTGGTGTACTCGTCGAATAACCCGATCGTTGATTCGAATGTGTATACATAGTGCACCGCATGAATCTTGAAATCATAATGTTCGCAATACAAAGCAAGATCAACCGACGTCATCCCAAGATCAACATACTCCGCTTCATGTAGATATTCAGTGCCAACAAATCTCATATTATTCTTCAACTGGATGCACGGTAACATTCCGGCTTTAAGTGTAAAACTTACATTCGCATACAGGATGAACGTACCCGATTCAGGGACGTGATCCTGTCTCTGCGGCATACCATAGGGAAGTGGGCGCATGCGCATCATCGACGGGTACAGCGAATTCACGTCGTACACGTGACCTGGGCCCACAAGCCTCTTGGCGTATCGAGGATTCACATACGTATAACCCCCGCGATAAGCACGGCGAATTTCATCATCCCACTCATCTGGGACAACGGGGAACAACTCCCTGAAACCCCGCTCACCCTGTTTGGACGCCTTGAAATTCTTCAACGTATCACTGGCCACGGTGAGCCCCGCCATCCCCATGTTCGATGCGATCACGAGCGCTCGGGACATGATCTCCACATCAGTATGCAGATAGTCCCACTCCTCCGAGGTGGGGGAGTAGCCGACTGGACGCTCCTTCTTGTAATCGATCTCACCCTTTTGAATGGGGAGATCGAATGTCTTGGCGATCATCTTCACACTCATGGGAAGTTTCTTCAGGGAGTCCCGGAACTCGACCCGCGTCTTCCCGGCGTGCACGATGATCCTGTAGAACTTGCCGAAACCATCAATCGTCGTCTCGATCCGATGAAGAACACTACGGTCCCCCGTGACTTCATAACCCACCTTGAGAAGGTAGTCCAAAATGAAAACACCGTCGAAAGCCAGATTGTGGAAGTAAGTGATGCTGGGGGAGCGGAGAATGAACTCCATGAACGACTCGATGTCCGTGCCCGTGTCATACTGTTCTAGATTGTGGATATTCTGCACACCCCACGCCCACACCCTACTTCCGACGGCGAGACCGCTTACCGGATCGACGTCGTCCGCGCTTTCGAAATCGGCGCTGTTCAGGCGTGTCTCGGTACGCTTCCTCAAGTGACCAACCCTCCACATCATCCCATAACGACTGAAGCCGATCCTCCCCTAATTCGGCAAATATATAAGAATCGCCGTCTTCCTCGTTCTCCGGGAGTGTCCCCAGGTACACCATTCCCAACGCATCGGATAAATTAGAGTCGTGCGTCCACATGAAATACAGCGTCTCGTCATCGAGGCTCATGAACTTGTCCGGTAAGTCACTACCCGTATATACCGCCATGTTGACGATATTCTGCCTGATACCCGCGACTTTTTCCTTGATATCAGCGGGGTTCATCATTTCTCGTAGTTTCTTCTCGCGCATCGCGATCGCATCCGGCCTCATGAACTGAGTGGGCTTGGGGAAACCCCCGCGGCGCAAGTTCTCGGTCATCGCCGACCCATCAAACTTAATGCGCTGCCTGAACGTACGATCATACTGCCCGACCGTCATATCGGGGCCCAGCCACGGGGGATTGACTTCCTCGTACTTCTTAACGTATGCTTCTTTCTTGGCATTCGCCGACTTCACTGCCGTATACAAGGACCGCATCGCCTGGGACGTCACCACGTGCCCTTCATGATCGCGGTAGAAACCAACGGTGGGAGTCATGAACCCCTTCAACCGCTCGATATGGGCATCCAACTGTTTGCCTGTGTACCTCTTGACAAGGCGCTCCGACTTACGCGGATCGTACTTCGTGCCCGTAATGTCGATACCGTACCGACCATTATTAATCTCATGCAATAGGCTTCGCGACCCAAGAGGATCGTATCGACCCGCTGCAATCTGCTGAATCTTCTTCGACACCTGACGCTCCAACCGGAGCGCCTCGACTCGCTTGCTCTGTAAATCCACGTGAAAGCCCTCCCCCGCCCTACCGGGCGGGGGAGGGCGGCTCATGTGTACCCTATCTCACTTGTCCTTGGCGAGCATGAGGCTCATGTACCGAAAGCCTCGGCGGCCCTTGCGCTCCACGGGGATGAGCTTCACAGAGCCGCCCCAGGTGGAGGGCTCGCCCAGGAAGGCGAGGATATTGCGGACGGCGCCCTGGATGCCGACGGAAACGGAAGCGAGCGCCTTGCCGTCGGAGGTCAGCAGGACGACGCGGGTTGCCTCGCCGACCTCGCCGCTCTCCTCGTTGGCGACCTCAACCTTGTGAGCGACGATATCGACGATGTCGAGAGTCTCGCCGAGGTGGTCGGAGAGGGGCTCGGCGTCGTTGACGGCGCTGAAAACCCTCTTCTTGGCCTCGATGTCGGTGCCCTTGACGGTGGTGAAAACGCCGGACGTGTCGAGAGTGTCCTGGAAGTTGACTGTGGTGGAAATGTCGGTGCTCATCATTCTTTCCTTTCTTAGAAGAGCGTGGTCTGAAGGGTCTCGGGATGAGACGCTTCGAGGTTAGTATAGAACTTGTTGTCGGGGAAAGTCAAGGCGAGAAGGTTTTCGACAACATTCATGATAGTGGGGGAGTTCCTCACCATCATCGTCGTCATCAAATCCCCGTTGAACCAGCAATTCGCGTGAGTGTACGGCGACTGGAACTCAACCATAATACGCATCTCGCCGCCGAACGGGTGGCACGACCCCGACCATGCCTTACCCACACGAACGATGTTGACGGGAATGTCTGCACCTTCTTGATTACTGATCGTAAATCTCATTTGTCAGCCAATCGATCTGGAACGGGCCAAGAATTGAAAGTGTCTGGTATATTTTCCTCCTATCAAAAGGTGTGCTGATCGTCGCCGTCACCATCGGTGGGGCGGGGGAGGGTTGACCCATCGTAATGGCCGTCATGGACTCTGTCGCCGTCGCCGTCACCACATAGGTCACCCCGTTGTACGGGAAGCGCGTCTCCCACTTGTTGTCACCCTTGGACTCCCACGTGATATTAAGCGTGTCACCATTATTGATCTGGATGCGGTCCTTGTAGACCGCAGTGAGAGTCACCGTCTTGGCGAAAACCAGGAGGCATTGCTTGACAACATCCTCCAGGTCCTCATAGCGGACCTTACGGGGGAGGAGGGTTTGCTTGTCCACAGGTGGGACGATAACGATGTTGTTGTGGTGGAAAGCAACCGAGTACGTGTCACCGGCGATGTCTACGTCAGCGACCCACTCCTCCAAGTTGGACCGGCGGGGCGTCATCGCCCCATTCTTCTGGTCCATTGTGATTCGATACTCCATTATTTCCTTCCCGACCACCAAATAAGAACAAAAGAGGCGGCCACTAGTAGGTAGAGAAGAAATGCGTCAATTACTGCTTGCACCGTCGCTCAACCATTCCGGAGAAGTAATCGAAGGTGTCTCGCACATGGTCGCGACTTCTCCGATGAGTCGTCGTAACTGTGCAGAGCGTTCTGGAGTCCACCTCCACAACATACTGTCGTCCCATGAGGCTGAAATCGAGGATTCCATCATGTCTGAAGTGTATGGATTCCGCCAGAGACTACAAATAATCAAGCAGAGCAATGGAATCGTGTGCAGGATCACAAACATTAGTCACAGCGCCTCTTCCACCATGTGCTGGGCGAACAAGGCGTGCTCCACGAGATCGCGCTCCAAGCCGTCGGCATCAGCCGCCGTGTAGTAGATGCCCATGTATGCCCCCAAACGCCTCACAGCAGCCTCCCAATGCTCATCGCTCACTGTACCACGGCGGGGAATGCGAAGGGCCCTCACAGTGGCTGAGAACGACTCGCCGAACGAGCGCAGTTTCAGTTCAAAATCGACGCCAACACCCTCGCCCACGAACAGATCGTTCATGAGCGAATCGAGGTTGACATCTCGAACATCGATGCCCACTTTCTCGATGCGATTAATGAGGTGGTTCTTCGCGGCCTTATATGTCTTGAACTTCATGGCCGTTCTCCTTTCGACATGCATAACTCTACTAGGTTCCTGAGCCGAGTCAAGTTTTAAACGTGTGATGTAGCACACATGAGGGCGTAGCACATTTCCTCGCAAAGAGCCAGGTACTGACAGGGTCGGTACAATAGGCGGTACAAAAACAAGTGCGTCCGAAAGTTACGTATGTACCTTACATTATACCCCATTACACATAACATTGATATTGTCAACCCCACCCCGCTAAATGTGATCGAAATCCTATCCAAAAATGAGAGGCAAATCACGCCTATTCCCGGGAATACGAAATGTGGGGAAGGCCACTTAAATGGCGTGTCCCCCCATAACCCC